AGTGGCTTTTCCTCAGGGTTATAAATCTGCTGTATTTGCTTTAGCACAGCGGCTAAAGCCAATAAAGATGGTGCGAGGTCTTCAACTGACATCTGATTATTCTTTAAGGCCTCTCCCTGATAATGCACTTTTAAGTCTGTGGACGGCATTTGAACCACCTCCTCTTCATTGCATACTATACACAGTGAAAACTTTAGACACAAGTAAGAAATCACATACACAAAAAGCCCTCCACCCGCGTTAGCGAGCAGAGGGATTTTTTGCAATGTACTTAAAATGGACTGATCGAGCTAATACCGATTTGCAAACGATCAAGCGGTTCTCCAAACATGCCGGCGTATGTGTCTGTGTACTGTGGCAAACTCGTGCCATCATCACACACAACGCCGAGCCAGCCAGCCCGTTGTATCGTCTGACTGCGGTAATACGCTTGCTCGTACGGCTCACCAGCAGGAGTAAGAAAGATGATCTGGACTCCATCAATCGCTTCACCAGCAATACCGGCACAGCCGTTGACCGTATCATTGCGATCACCTTTGGTTACCCAAGGCAGCCAACCACTCTTGACTGTGTGAACACGATACTTAACACTACCATGATCAACGCGAATGTACAGCAGATCATGCTGGTGATTAGGCAATCCCGCAAATCCATTGTCACCAGAGCCAAAATTAGTAACCTCATCAAGCCAACTGCCACCGAGCAAGTGCAGAGCGTAGGTCGCGTTGACATTGCCAGCTACAATTGCTTGTGGCCGCAAACTTTCTGCCGCTGGTGCACTCGGGGACGGATTGACAGTAGTTGTGCCATTAGCCAGATCTGCCGCCAATTTCTCCTTCGTAATACCCCATCGAGCCAGATACCCATATGGATCAGTGTGATCACCCCAAATATGCTGTGTTACCCACAAATGAGACTTGATGCCAGGTGTTCCAGCACCGCCAGCGTCCAAACTAGTCGGAATGCCATATTGAGCAGCCATATCACGTGCAAGCTCAACATAGACGGCATAATCTTTCTTAAAAGTTTCGGGATCACTAGTGTGTCCCAATTCAATTTGGACCGGGCTGTTGGCATTTGCAACTGCCCCAGCGCCCCATTGAACATAACCGGGTTCGCCAACTTGATAAACCTGACCGCCATCGCCTACAACAAATGCCGTATAAGCAACTTCAGCAGCAATATTGTTTTTGAAGTAAGCAGCATTTGCACGCGCGCCAGATTCGGCGCCTACATCATGTAGGATAATGTAAAGCCGATTAGCTACTTGCGATGAGCCTTCATTTGCACCCAAAGCAAACTCTTTGTTGATGGTGTAACTCATATTATTTCACCTCCTCATTAGTTGCTGTAGCAGGGGCCAGTTGAGCCTTAACTGCATCCGCGGCTGCTTGAGCTGCGGATGCTACCTTGTCTTGATTAGATGCTTCCTGATCAACCGTCTTTTGTGGATAGGTTTCTGCTAAGCTGTCTTTCAAGTCCGCGTAGGACTGTTCAACCGCGTTGGCAATTGTCTGCTCGTCTGTGCTGGTGAAACCAAGCGACTTCAAGCCATCTTTCACTGCTTGAATGGCAGTCGATTTCTTAACCGCACCGTCAATCGCTTTTGTCACACCAAGCTGTTCTGCCGCTGTTACCGCAGCATTTGCCAATGGGCCTAATACCTTTACCAAGGCCAATGCCTGCTTGTTAGCCAGCAACTGTTTTGAGATCCAAGCCCCAATGATTGGGATTGCTGCTACTGCAAGTGATACCAAAAGTTCTGTCAAATTATTCATGATTGTTTTCCTTTCTAGATTACATGACGTCTTCTGGCGCCGGTGTCCAAGGTGAAACAGTGGGATTTTGTTCTAGCTTGATATTATCAATACAAATCCAGCCCGCCCCATTTGTTGATTTTCTAATGAATCCAAATCGCAAAGCGGCTACAGTAACGTCTCTATCCGCTGTCCACGTTTTTACAAAACGATGCCACGTTGTTTGACCTCCCGAAGTTTCCCGCGAGGAATGCGCCATTGACAATGCAAAAAGCGGAGATGTATCGGCTGTCAGCAAATAGTCAGATGCTTGTCCAGTAGCGGTCCCTGCACTTGCATAATAATAACTATATGTCCATGTTTCACCATTTTTGATAAGAACAGGTGTGATTGGATAAAAAGCATATTGATCTAAGGTTGTTGCTGCATCATTACTGAAGATATCAATTTTTAGCATATAATTCCCAAACGGTGTAGGACATGTATCAGTTGCTGATATAACTTTAACAGTTCTGATCCTATTATCTGATACGCCCCAAGCATAGTTTGCTGGGACATTTCCAGATTCAAAGCCAGAATCAGCAAGCAGATTTCTGCCGTAAACTTGCCTACCATCGCTGAACACCTTGTCTACTGGCACGCCATTAACAACACATGCTCTACCATTGATCGTTGGCATTCAATCACCCCTCAATAAAGTAGACGCCGGACTTGTCAGCCAATGCGTCATAATCAGCTTGCGAGATGATATTGATGACGGCATCATCACCTTTGTCACCCTTGTCACCTTTAGCGCCAACGAGAGAGGCCAACCATTGATTGACACTGCCAGAAAAGCCAGCATTGACGGCAACCTGATATGCAGAAAGCCCTTGGTCTCCAGTATCGCCTTTGTCACCCTTGTCACCAGTCTCCCCGGTGTCACCTTTGATCCCTTGGGAACCGCTTAGGTCGGCAATATATGTGAAACTGGTGCCGTTCCAAACGTAAAGCTTGCCGTCATCTGGATCATTGACATCACTCGCAATCATGGTGAAATCACCATCAGAGAAGCCATCACCATTCATTTCAGCAATGGACGGAAATGTCTTCACAATTTGGAAGTCTTTCCCCGCATCGCCTTTATCACCCTTTAGGCCGGTTGCTCCAACGAGAGAAGCGAGCCAGTCCGCTTGTGATCCCTGATAGCCATTGATGACCGCAATCTGGTAAGCAGATAGGCCATCAGCACCCGTATCACCTTTCAGACCATTGGCAACAGCATCTGCAACTTCTTGTTTTAGTTGCTGGCTTAGGTCGCTGAATTGCTGAATGAAGTCATCAACCGTAATGCTGCTGACGAGTCCCCCAGAAAGACCAGTGACGTTCTCGTTGATTTGAAGTGCCAAAAATCCATCACTAGGATAGATGGCCGTGCCGCCGTTTACGGTGTCCCACAGCTCAAGCAGATAGCTGCCTACTGGCAACTGAGCCAATTGGCCACTAGTGATGACAGCATGATTGTTCGTGATACTGGCACTTATCCCCAGCAAATATCCGGAGCCGTTTTTGATTCTTACCTTTGCATCTGCTGTGAGGGCCGCTGCGCTACCATCATCGAACGCGTTCAAATGTATCTCAGTGGTAGTATCGGCAAATTTGAACTGCTTATCACCGTTGCCAAGATATAGTTTCCTCATTGCTTGCTTGTCTCCTTTCTGAGGCGCTCATTCTCACGCCTCAAACGGTCATTTTCTGCGCGTAATCTGTCATTCATGTCCTCAAGCTCATCATGCCTGTTCTTCCGTTTACTCTCGCGGTAGGTCATGAAGGCAATAACGGCCGATGCTATACCGGCAAGATACGGGGCAAAATCAACTATTGCTTTGGTTATCGCTGCTGTCACGGCTGTCACTCCTTCGTGCCAGAATCAGCACGAAGGCTGTTATGATCGCATTGCTGATCCAATTTGAGTATATTCCAGTTGAGATCGAGGTCAGGAATTGCAGTATTGTCAAGAACGACATTAAAAAGCTGGTAGTTGTGAGCAACAGACGATTGGTCACTGCTAACTGTGTTTCCCATAGCACCCAACCCCCAATTCCGAGTCCATCAATGACAAACAAAAACCCCACAATGTCATCGTTTAACCAGTCAGAGTAATGTGGGGGCCAGATGAAATAATGGTCATTGATGATTAGAAACAAGCCAATGGCAACCATGCCAATGGCGAGTGCTGCATGTGTCGGGTGATCTCTAATTTTATTTAACATTGTCATCACTTCCTTCCATAAAAATAGCCGCTAGCTTTTGCTGGCGGCATAGTCACTGCCTGTAATTTGTTTGTATTGGTCCTCCGTTATTTTCCGCCCCACGTACTGCTCTATCGGGCACCCCCAAGAATATAGTGTGCCACAAAATTCAAAGTCACTCATTTTTTCCACCATCCTCAAGCTTTGTCACACGGGCATACAGCGCGGCAATCATCTGCTGTTCAGGTGACGGTCCGGGAAGTGGATGATCATTAGCCGGATCGTAACCCTCATCGGCAACGATTTTACCGTCTACAAGAGATGCGTGACCCTCAAAAAACTGAGACACGTCAGTTGCCTCTATGATTTGTTGACCGTCCTCTGTTGATCCTACTTTGGCATCTTCCGCTTCATAGGCCCAGTTGGTCAGGCGGTTTTGCTCATCTAGCCAAATCTTAATCTTCATCTTAATTCACCACCGCATCATTGGTCGGATACGCATCATGAGTAATGAAATTCAAGCTGCCAGCATACCCGCCTTGTCCACGCCATGGAATAATGTAAATTCCACCCGCTGAAACATA